CAGCACCAGCGCCGGAAGTACCACCACCTCCACCACCACCAGAACCGCCACTACCGCCAGTTCCAGTGTCAGGATCTGTGTTGTCGTTCAGTTTATTAAGTTCATCAAAACCAAGAACAGTTGCCTTGAATTCCTTCGCTGCCTTGTTGGCCTTACCGATAGAACCGGCTGCATCGTCAGCACCACCAGCAACATCATCGAAGGCATCGCCTGTTCCTTCAAGGTCAAGGTCATCGCCACCAAAGCCTGAAGAAGTACTCTGAATAGTCCATCCGAAGATCTTCCCAAGCGCATTAGCGATAGTGGTAACGACAGATACTACACGACCGACAAAGGCATTCAACCAAGTCAGCAGAGGCTTAAACGCATTGATAACGACTCCACCAAGTGTAGAGCCAAGCATCCGCAGGTTTTCTTTCAGCATTCTCACTTGGTTAGCCCAAGTATTTGCGGTCCTTGCGAAGTCACCCTGTGCAGCAGTTGTATGAGCTAGAACGTACTGATAACGCAACAGTGTCTTCTGCGCCTGCGTCATCGTCTTCATGTTGGCTTCCAGGCCCTGTGTTGCAGCCCATTCAGAGATCGTGGCCTGTGTCAAATCGATACCAAATTCTCTTAATGGCCTGGTCTGGCCGGTCCATATGGACTCCATCTTCTTTGCGACCGTATCGTAATCACGGTCATAGAAGGATGCCAAGTCAGCAGTCAACTTGGTCATCTGCACAGACATGTCCGCAACAGAGGTAGCACCCTTCTGATAGGCCTCGGACATCTGAATGCCCATGCCACCAAGTGCTTTACCAGCCTGCGTTGCCTGCGCATTTGTGATGCCCATTGCTACGCCCATTGCCTGGAAGCGTGATGCAATCTGCTTGGCAGTCAAGGGACCCATGCCGTAACTATCGATGGATGTTGCAGCGAAGTCCTCTATCCTCTTCTTCATGTTGCCGAAGGTCACATCGACAACGTTCTGGATTTCAGTCAAGTCAGATGCGTAGCCGACCGAGTCTTTAATCCAGTTGAATACTCCCCTAATGCCATAGAACGGGATGATGGTACGGAGAAGATTGCCAAAACTAAGGCCGAGCCTATTTACGCCTCTTGTCCCCCTTGTCAGCATACCGAGTCCAGGGACCTGCGCAGCAACGAGTTTTCCAAAAGCAGACGCCAGTTTCGTGGTCGCAGAATATGCAGTCTTGAGAGAACCGCTAAAGCCATTTAGCGATGTGCGTGTACTCTTGATATTGGCGTTGGTTCTGATTGTAGCAGTCCCCATGCCACTGATGCTTCTGGAGAACCTAGCGACAGATCGTGCCGTTGCATTATATCCATGAGACACACCGTACAACGATGTTCTGACAGCACCGAGTTTCCGGATCAGCCTATCCAGTTCCGCATTCGCTTTACTGGTCTGCGCCTTTATCTGAATGTCAAGATTATCAATCGTAGCCATGTAGCACCACCACCTTTGGCTGAATATGTAAACCAGTCAACGCTGGGATATTCGGCGCTCACGGCGCTCATTCAGATGTATCTTCTGCGGACTTTGCGACTTCCTGTCCGTCAACGCTCACAATGTCGGCATCTATGATGGGCTTCTTGAACCTGCCTTCGTTCGCCTTGTTGAATTGAATGGCGAACCCAGCAAAGATGTCTGCATCGCTTATCTTCGGAGTCTCTTCCGTTTCCGAGCCACTCTCATTGCCCACACCGAAGAAGTCTATGGCCTCCTCAGGGTACTTCGCACCTTTGGACACGACTGCTGCAACGGCCTTAGAGACATACAAACCGTTTACCCATCCAACTTCGCTCTCTTCGTGCTTGTTTTGCTTCATCCATTCGTTCATGTATGGCTGATAGCGCATCATCTTGTTGGGGTTCAGTCTGTAGAACAGTTCCATGGGGATGTGGTATTTCACCCCAAATGGGACCCACACATCATTTATGATCTCTGTGAGCGATTTCCATTCCTTCTGTTCCTGTGGTTCCGCTTGCGCTGATGATCCATCGGAATCGCCTTCCCCTGTGTCTGTCCGAAAAAACCGGAAGCCTCGACTGCAGCAGAAAAGGCATTGATGATGTCCATGATATTTCCACCATTCTTGATGTGTTCCTGGATCTCATTGGAAGCGGTCTTGAGGTCCGTTTTCATGATCCATGCGACAAGACCACGCACCATGGTGGCAATCTTCATGTTCTCGCCCATGTTGAGGATATTGATGCCCTTCTCCTCAAGTTCGCAGACAGCATTGAAGTCCATCTCTGGGACGGCATAATTTCTTCCATTGATTGTGATTTCGCTCATTTGGTCCTCCTTATGGGACTCTGATGTGTTGTCCCTAAATACAAGAAAAGGGGATACCGAAAGTCTATATCAGTATCCCCTCTCTATTAAACGTTATTGTTGCTTGCCTTCCGATCAGGTGGTAACCTTCGTGATTGCGCTGGACGGAATTACGGTAATGACCATTTCCCGGACCGCATTAACTTCCGCTCCCGTAACTCTTACGGAATGGGTTCCAGACCACTGGAAGATTCCATCTGCACCACTTGCGCCGAACTCAAGATGATAGAACAGGTCTCCGCTCTGCGGGATCGCAGCAACGACTGCAGCGTAGTCGGTCGGATTATAGTTGCAGGTGAATTCCATCGATTCCATGGACTGAACGCCAGGAACGAAGGTCTGGAAGGTATCCTCCAGATCCGTGGTCTCTATATTTTCCGGTGCGCCCCCAAGATCCGGGTACGACTTGATCTTGCAAAGCTGAGAGTATGTGCCACTGGAAGTGGCGCAGGTCTTCAGCACAGTATTAATTGTGCTATATGCTTTCGGATTAGCCATTTTCATGCCCTCCTTCATTGTTGGCGCTCAAGGCACTCTAGGCTGTTATTCTTCATCAAATTTAGGGATTACATCCCCATCACAGACAACCCTTCTAAACCTAGCCTCCATGCATCTGATGTTGAAGTCAGTCAGATGCGGTATCGGCTCCGGTCCGAAGGTTCTTACATATCCCATCTGCCTCATGGCATCGCAGGCAATGTTAATCGCCTTACGAGCATCAGTGAGGCCATTAGTGGAAAATGACCTGATGCGTATGACAGAATCGATGCCGTTCTCATTGTTTTCCATGTCCGTTGCTGCGTCAGACGCTCCAACACACTCACACCCAAGCGCAGGAAATGTAGGTGGAGTATCTATCACATTAGATACGATGCTCTTGCAGACGCCTTTCTCGGCTATCAGAAGGTTATTCATGACTCGGTTCCACGGATCAATCATTTAAACGCCTCCTTTGCCGATATGCGAACATGCCTTATCATTCGGTTTGCAGCCTTCTGGACTGGCATCCTGGCTTTGTGGCCGTAGGAGTGATGCCATACACCATCTGTCGTCTGGTAATACCATCCAGTCGGACTTTTTGCATGGGTCTGTCCTGGAAACGTCCCGGGACCCATACCGAACTTGCCAGCATTCTTGTTCTGCTTATTCTTTATGCCTGCGCCAAACTCAAGCATGAGTAATGGAGAAACATCAGCAGACTTTGTGGTCGTGCCGTCAGTGTCGAGCCACTCACTCTTGATGATTCCGGATGTCACCACCAGGATGCATTGCACACCGTTGCGCAAATCAGTCATGTCCTTGCGGAACACGAGATAGTCACCGTAATCATCCTGATCGCCGGCGGCGTTGGTTCTAGCAACATCGATGCCAAAGTCAGCAAGCCGATCAAGGAAAAGCCTGCATTTGGCCTGCAGGTCTCGCTTGTACTGTCTGACGGCCTGTTGAGCATAGGCTAGGCCAGCGGATGAGAGATCCACCTTTATCTTTGTCCTGCCCATAGCATCACATCCTTAAGGCACGATGATGATGTCATCAGAAGAGCCACTATCGCCCTGACTGGCGCTTGTCAGCCTCTCAAAGGGGTCCGGCAGCGTAGTCTTGGCAAGCTCCTTGATGGCATACTTCATATGGCGCTGGCCTCTCGCAACGGCAGTGACACGATAGTCTGCTCGTGAGTAGTCTACCTGTCCGTTTGCGTCCACATCAGGTTCATG